AAGGCCCGTGGCATGACGCGCCCGGAGAATGTCCAAAGGCTTGCCGAACTTCGCACACAACTGAAATTAGCCAAGCCACCTGCCCCCGCCCAACCCGCCGAGCAGCCGGCAAAGCCAGTTATCAAGAAGGAGCCAATTCTAGGCAGCGGGATGAAGATGGTGGAAATCCGCCCCGGCCAATGGAAGTTTCTCTATCAAGGCAGGAGTGTAATAACCATTCCCTATGGTGGCAAAATCAGGGTCCGGCTGTTTAACGGAGACACCGCGACCGCGATTGACGGCGAAGTGGACAATCACGCGGCTGCGGTGCAATGGGCAAAGGAAAAGTTATACAGCCAACCCGAGGCAAAGGGTGCCGCCGCCCAGCCGGGTGTTGCCACGAACACCGTAGCAGAGCGACCTTCACAGCCGGGCGGCGGGCAAGCCAACGTCGCACAACCTGCACCCGCTGCCAAGGCGAAGCGAGTGAGGGCTGGCACGTCCCTCATGGGCCGGTTCAATGCCGAGACCGAGCGGATGGGACCGGACATCCTCGACTTCATCATCCAGACCGGCGGGATGCTGTCCAAGGCTGCGGCCAAGGCCAAGGGCGTGGAGCGGTGGAAACTCATCGCGCCGGAATACGACGATGCCCGCACGCTGGCCGTGCCGCATCACAACCTCATCTATCGCGGACTGCGCACCCCCGACAAAGTAGCGCAGGCCGCCTACGAGAAGGGCCTGCTCTCCGAGGCGAGCGTGCCGGAACTTTGGCAGGCCATCAGCGACGCCTCGCGCCGCCGCCATGCCGGGAGCAAGAACCCCAGCCGCGAGGAGAAGTTTCTGCAAGCCGAAGCCGCAGCAGCGGAGCGGTGGTCTAAGGCCACCGAGTCGGGCAAGCTGGCCGTGACCAATGAGCAGCTTGGCGTCGGCGACGTGCTGGACGTGGAGGGGGCCAAGGTGGAAGTGACCGCGCGCGACCCGGAGACGGGCCGGCTCACCTTGCAGGACGGCCGCGAGTTTGAAACGCAGTTTCTGGAGGACGGCCAGACCATCTACGTGGAGGCATGGGTGGAGAAGACGCCCGAGAAGGCCCCCGTGGTGGACGATTGGGACGCGCCGGAGCCAGCGCCCGCCGCCAAACCCATCGAGCCCGCCGCGCAACCCAAGCCCCGCAAGCTCACCGAGGCCGAGGCGTCAGAATATACGGAACTCGAAGACAAGCGGCGCGCAGCGCAAGAGGGCGGAGAACGGTTGAGCGTGGCCGAGGCTAAGCGTTACGCGGAACTCACTGCCATCGCTGGCCAGCAGGAACTGCTCGCGGAGTCGGGAGCCGCCAGCAATGCCGGCCGCGTGGCCACCTTGGAAGCCAAGCTGGCCGAGGTGGAGCGCCTTGAAGGTTTGGCCCGCAAGCGTCTTTACGCATCCAAGTCTGGCAGCAATGCCCGCGAGCTGACGATGGCGGAAGTGCGCGGCTACGAGACCGAAGCCGCCCGCCTGCGCACCGAGATTGATACGCTCAAGAACGGGCCGAAGGCAGCAGCGGCCGCCGAGGCTGATTTGTTTGGGGGCAGTTCCTTCGCCTCTGCTTCCCCCATGCCCGCCGGTCGGCCTGCCGTGGGCTCGCCGCCGCCGCTGGCCGGACCTCCGCCGTTGCCGCATGAGGAGCCGTCCTTCTCCGCGCTCCCGCTCGGAATGCCGGAGCTGGTGGACCTCTACAAGAGCCTCTCCGCCGGCCAGTATCCCAAGGTGGTGCAGGCCATCGCCCGGCTGCCGTGGGCTGCGGGTGTCTTCCGCCATCAGGACGCCACCGGCGTGGCGCGCGTCGAGTTGCTGGCCAAGCTGTTCAAGCTGCTCACCCCGGAGGAGGAGGCCGCGCTGCTCGCCCAAGCGCAGGAGTATGCGCAGATGGTTGCCCAACCCGGTGACAACCTCGCGGACCTCGTGCGCGAGCGTTACCAGATGCTGCTCAAGCAGGCGCTCGAAGAGGCCAAGCGGCGCGGTCCCGTCCGTGCCCAGCAGGTGCTGGCGCATGAGATCATGCACTGGATTGACTGGGTGCCGGACCACACGCTCAAGCGCGGCAACATCCTCGGGCACATCGCCGCGTTCAAGGATTCATGGCTCAAGCACTGGCTGGCGCTGGACCCGGCAAAGCCCCACGGGAAGCCGCTCTCCGCCTACGAGAAGGAGAAGCTCCGCGCCGAGGCGCACAAGCAGATGCAGGCCGAGCTGGGGCCGATGCGGGAGATTGTCCGCACCATCCTGGTCGAGGAGCCGGTGTGGGAGATTGCCGGCGTGAAGCCCGAGGACGTGAAGAACCTCTTCGGCATCAACGCCCGCGAGGAGTTGCCGGAGCTTTACAAGTGGTTCGCCGAGCAGCCCGCCAAGGTGAAGCTGGAAATCGTGAAGGCCGCGATGAAGGGCCTTGTGGATGAGCGCCTCGCCGCAATGGGCACCAAGAAGCAGGTGGGCACCAAGACCACGGAGAAGACGGTGCGCGAGCGCGTGGGCCGGGAGCCAACGCCCGAGGAGGTGGCCGCGAAGTTCCAGACGCTGCTGCGCGAGGAGATTCGTAAGCGCAACCTGGTCGAGCTGGACACCATCAAGCGCGAGCTGGAGGCGACGATTGCCTGGTATCAGGGCACGCCCACGATGAACCCGTATTTCAAGACGGGCACGGAGATGTTCGCCGAGGCGGGGAGCATCTGGCTGAACAATCCTTTCGCCCTCGCGCAGCGCGCCCCAACCTTCCACGCGGCGCTGGTCAACTGGCTGGGGCATCGCCCCGAGGTGAAGAAGCTCTACGACCAGATTCAGGAGGACTTGCGCACGGGCGCGCACCAGGACAAGCGCCGGCAGCGCCTCCGCGAAATGTTCAAGCGCGGCGACGAGAAGGGCATGGATCGCCGGCGCAATGCGTTGGACAAGCCGCAGTTCCTCGATGGCGTGCGTTACGAGCTGGACCGGGTGTTCGGCCCGGTGTATCGGCGCGCGAAGGGCACGGCCATGGAGGGGAGCATTTACAAGGCGGTGGGTGACTTTCGCTATCGGGCGGCCGAGCAGGAGCTGTTCTTGTCCCGCGAGAACAACGAGGTGGGTCGGCTGCTGGCGGAGAATGCGCTGGACTGGTCGGACTTCGGCGAGCTGCTGACCTATCGCCGCATTGTCGAGGAGCGGTTTGACCTCGCCAACCCGCTGGGCATCACGCCGAAGGACGCGCTCGAAGGCATCGAGCGCCTCAAGGCCACGCTCGGCCCGGTGCGCTACGGCAAGCTGGTCGAGGCGGCGGAGCGGTTCAATTCACTCTGGCAGCAGATGGTGGTGCAGCCGCTCGTGAGCACCGGCTATGTCTCGCCGGAGCTGGCGGACAAGATGCAGGGCAATACGGTCTATGCGACCTTCTCCGTGCAGCGGGCGCAGTCCGAGGAGGGCATCAACCGGCTGCTGGACATGGCGTTCGGCGCGGGCATCGGCCCGAAGATTTACCGGCAGATGGGCACGCTTCAGGAAATCAAGAACCCGGCCACGGCGGCGGTGCTCAAGGGTTTGAGTCTGATTTCCGCCGTGCATCGCAACACGGCCAAGCGCGAGGTGGTGAAGCTCATGCGCGAGGTGGACCCGGAACTCATCCGCGAGGCGGACCAGAACTGGAACGGCAAGCGCCACGAGTGGGTGATGAAGGACACGCCGCACGTCGGCACCGTGGTGGTGATGAACGCCGGCCAGCCGGTGGCCTACTACGTGCCGCGCACCATCGCCGAGGCGCTGAACGGCGCGGACCCGATGGAGAGCCAGCTTGGCCTCGCCGCCATCAAGGCCAACAACACGCTCAAGGCGCTCTACACGCAGCTCAACTACGGCTTCTGGCCGGTCAACCTCATGCGGGACACGGGCAGCTTCTGGCTTCAGATGCCGGGCGCGATGTCGCCGTTGCGCTGGGCCAAGAACCTGCCGCGCGCCTATCGCGCGGCCGTGAGCAGCACCAAGGGCACGCCCAACGCGGACGCGGTGGATGCGCTCAAGCGCCTCATGGTCATCTCTCGCGCTGAGTATCGCGGACTCGATGCCGCCGACGAACATGAGCTGACGCTGGAATCCTTCGGCCAGACGCCGGCGGACTGGGACCGGACGGCCAAGCAGCATCACCTGCTGATGCGGGCGTGGCTCAAATACAAAGGCTTCGGCCAGACCTTCGAGCGGCTTAACAAAATCAACGGAATGCTCTACCTGGACGAGCACTTCCCCGACAAGCCGGAGTGGCAGAAGCGAAAGATTGTGCGCGAGCTGGCCGGCTCGCCGGACTTCCTCGAACGCTCCGGCTCGGCGGTGGTGAACTGGGCGCTCATGTTCTACAACCCGTGGAAAGAGGGTTTGCACAGCCTCAAGGCGGCGGCCAAGGCGGACCCGTGGGGCTTCAGCTTCAAGACCTTCGCCATGGTCATGCTGCCGGCGGTGCTCCAGGCGCTGGCCGCCTCGGGCCTCTTCGGCGACGAGCGGCAGAAGCAGTATCGCAGCATCCCCGACTACGACCTGAGCAATTACTGGTGCATCCCGTTGGGCTGGCAGAATGAAGCGCAGGGCAAGGTGGCCTACCTTCGCCTCCCGCTGGCCGAGCCGATGCGCGTTCTCAATGGCGTGGTCTTTCACAGCCTGACCGACCGGGGCCAAGGGCTGGCCGAGTATGGTGCGGGCCAACTGCCGGGCTTGAACTCGCTCGCCAAGGTTGCGATGGGGTGGGGCACACTCTTGCTCGCCGGCAAGAACCCACCCGACCCGCTCCGGGGCAAGGATGTCATCGAGCCGGATGTCTTCGAGGCGGGCGGGTTGCCGGTGGCGCAGGCGATGGGCAAGTGGACGTGGAACGAGCTGGGCGGCGGCATCGTCCACCGCTTCCGCGACCCGCAACTCACCGACGCGCCGCAGGAGAACGTCGAGAAGTTCTTGCAAACGCCCGTGGTGTCCAATTTCCTTGGCCGGTGGGTGAAGGTGAGCAGCCGGGGCATTGACGACCAGGACCGCAAGCTCGCCGAGCCGGTGCGCCAGCAGCGGGCGCAGGCCCGCGTGGCGGTGCGCGAGATGATTCGCAAGTTCGAGGCGCAGGAGCCGTGGGGGCCAGAAGAGCGGGCGCTGGTCAACCGGGACGCCTACGCCGCGCAGTATCTCTCCGAGACGCTGGCCAAAGTGTTGGCACAGCGCGAGAGCCTCCTGTTGCGCCGCTGGGAGAAACGGGAGAGCAGCGCCGAGCGCGGCGCGGTGTTCGCCCCCAGCAAGTAGCACCAAACCGCGCACCAAAGCGCAGGGTTGGCGCGAAACGCTGATGTTTTGCGGGGTGTCCGCTGCCCTCTTAATCAATTGGTCGTAGGTTCGAGTCCTACCCGGGGCACCACTTTCCTCCCCTTCGTATTCCCCCCGGTTTTGTTGGCGTTTTGTGCAGTTTCTCCAATGTTTGCAGGGGGTTTGTGAGGGGTGCGGCGTGGCTAAATCAAGGCCAGCCGGGGAAATTCGCTTGCCGAACGTCGCTGGTGAGCGGAATGTTTGGAGCCATGAACTCTCACCAAACTTGCACCAACGCCGAAATGCCGATTGCCCAGCAATTCGTGAAATCTGCTCCCAGACCAACACTTGATGAAACGATTGAGTCTCCAAAGTTCGGGAAGGTGAAGTTTCGCGTGGCGGGGCGAGAGTTCACTTTGCGGCAGCGGTGGGCGGGGAAGTTTGCGCCGTGGTATCTGGTCGGGACCATCAACGGGAAGCGGTTCAATCACGCGCTCGGGACGAACGAGGCGGAGACGGCCAAGCAGGTGGCGAAGGTGAAGTTCATCCAGCCGGCGCTGGAGAAGGAGTGGGGCATCGTGGACAGCAACAAGAAGCGGCGGCATTGGGCAACGGTGGGCGAGCTGCTGGCGGCTTGGCGCGGCCTGGAGTTGGGCATCACGGACGGACACCAACGCGCCGCGGCGAATGCGCTGGCCAACGTCCTGCGGCGGGCCGGGTTTGCGGCTCCCGAGGAGGAGAGTGCGGATGTGCTGTGCGGGCGGACGGCGCGGAAGTTCTTCGACGCGGTGAATCGGGAGTGTGCGGATCTCGACCAGGTGACGGCGGCGAGCCGGAAGCGGTCGGCCAATAGCGTGTTCAATCAGGCCAAGAGCGTGGTGCAGGTGGCGGCGCTGGCGAGGTATCGGGATGCGGGGCTGAACGTGCCGGACGTGGCGGAGTTCGTGACCGAGGGGAACGCGGAGCGGTTCGACAAAGGACTGGACCTCGACCAGGAGCCGCCGGGGCCGGAGCTGATGGCCGGGGTGCTCGCGGCGTGGCCGGGGCTGGAGGACTGGAACGAGTTCGCGGCCGTGGGCCTAGAGCTGGCGTTTGGCCTGCGGGCCGGCGAGGTGGCACAGGCGCGCTGGGAGTGGTTCACGGTGCGGGATGGTCTGCACCAGATTGACGCGCAGGCGACGGTGAAGAACGGGACGGGGCGGCTGCGGGTGGTGGCGCTGAATCCGTTCTGGTCACAGTTCGAGGCGCGGGCCCGGGCGTCGGGGAAGTGGCAGGCGGCGGGCTCGGTGCTGGAGGGCTCGGAGACGGAGCGGCGGGATCTCGTGTTTCGGCGCGTGAGCGAGTGGCTGCGCGGGCTGGGCTGGCCGCTCCAGAAGACCAATCACGGGCTGCGGTCGTGGGCGGGTGGGCAAGTCACCATCCGCTACCGGCTGGAGGAAGCGCAGATTTGGCTGCGTCACAGGAGCATCACGACGACGCAGGGCCATTACACAAGCCGATGGATAGGGGCCGAGGCGCTCAGGGGTGGGAGTGCGGTGGAGTGGGCGCGCGTGGCGTAGAGGATAGAGGGGAGAGGATAGAAGAGACAAGGCCCGGCGCGCGTGGTGCGGGCCGGGCCTTTGAGTTGGGCGGGTGGACTATGCGCAGAGCGGCGCGGGCGCTTTGGCCTTGGCAGCGGCTTCGAGCTTGAAGAAGCCGGTGACGGCTTTGTGGGTGCCTTCGGGCGTGGCTGCAAGTTGGCCGTCGTTGGCAATCCAAGCCTGCCGGATGTGGGCGCTGGCGTATTCGATATGCCGGCGGGTGAGTTCGTCGGCCTCGTGGCCGTGGCCGATGGCGCGGAGATGTTCGAGGGCGGCGTCGAGGTGTTGGGCGGTGGTCATTGGGTGCCTTTCTCTTGGTAGTTGCTGGCAGCGCGGGCCTCTGCTTCGAGAGAACAGGGCAGGCGGACTTGCACGCCGTGCGCCGCGTCGTCTGGTTGCTCCACAATCTTGCGCAGGAGGCTTTGCAGCCGGCGGACTTCGGCGGCGAGGGTGAGCAGGGCCGGAGCGTCGCCGCCGGGTGGGTCGGATTGAATGGGGCCGAAGGTGTCGGCCCATTGGAGTGCTTCTTTGAGGGTCATTTGGTGCCTTTCTCTTGGTAGTTGCTGGCTTGGTCGAGGTGGTGCTGTGCCCAGTCCACCAGCTTCTTTTGCTGGGAGCGGTGGGCGGCTTTGACATACGCGGCCTTGCGGCGGCGCGTAATGCGCATGGCTAGAAAGGTGTCGGCCGGCTCCGGGCCTTTCTGTGCGTTGGTGTTGTTTTCAAGGCTCATAGGTCAGTGAGTGGAACCGAGCTTTTGGCGCAGTTCACCGCCGCCGCTGGCGAGCGTGAACAGTTTGGACAGGCTGACGCCGAGGCTGGCGCGGTCCACTTCTGGAAGCGCCTTGCCGGCCTCGGATTCGTGCAGCCACTTTTGGATGAATTGAGCTTCTGCCTTCAGTTGCGAACAGTGGCGAGTGACAATTGCGGAGGTGTTGGTTTTCATGGTGTGTTGGTGTTGTTTTCGAGGCTCATGGGGTGGTGTGGTTACTTGGTGGTGACTGCGGGAAGGACGCCGGCCAAGGTGCGCTCGATGGTCTCCACGAGCTGCGCATGGGGCGCGGCGAAACGGATTTGGCGGCCAAGGCCGACGGCGACGGTGTAGGGGTGAAGCTCCAGGCCGGGCGCGTGCGCAACGGCGTGGCGCTTGGCGCGGGCGGCGGCGGTGCGGCGCACGGGCGAGGGCAGGCGCTGGCCGATGGGGCGCGTCTCGTTCATCATGCCATCATAGAGGCCCATGAAGAAGAGCGGCTGGTCGGCGGCCGCGACGCCGGGCACGGTGGCAAAGTGCTGCCAGGAGACACGGAAGCCCTGCGCAATGGACTCAGCAGCAGCGGCCAGCCGGCGGCAACTGTCCGGCGTGGCGTGCGCGACTATCTCGCCGGCACAGTGGGAGCAAGGCACGCCGCAGGCGGATTCAATGGCCCATTTCACGGCGTTGCTAATGTGGGTGCAGGAGAAGCGTCCGATGGGAAGGCCGCGCTCGGCGCGCTGGTAGCGGCCAGCGAGGATGTCCCCGGCGGGCGCGGCGTCCTGCGCTTGCCAATCGTAGCGGGCCAGCAGGCGCGCGAGCTTGCGGGCGGCGGTGGCGCGCTCGCCGTCAATGCCCAGGGCGGCGAGGGCTTCGAGCTTGGCGCGCAAGCGGCGGTGGGCGGGTTTGGCGGGTTTGAGTGTCTTCATCTTCGGTCTTTCTCTTTCTCGGTGGCCCCGAGTGGCTGCTGGGCGTTCTGCCCCGCCGGCTGCGCACGGCTGCGACCGTGCGCAGGGAGGCGGGTCAGACAGCCATAAGACGCGCCGCCTCGGCGTGACAGTTGGCGTCTTCTAGGACAGAGTGGGCGAGGCTCACCGCGTCGTCACAGGACCATTTTACGGTGGTATTCCAGCCCGAAGCGACGCCATGCACGATGGCGCTGGAAACGGACTCTTCCGGCTTAATGATGCCGGCGGGAATGTTGGTTTGTTCGTTGTAGGCAAACTGGGCCTCAGCTTGCGCGCGAATGGCTTCGAGCAGCGTGTAGAGCCGGGCGGTGAACTCTTCGCCGCGCGCCGGCACGCGGGCCGGTGCTGGCGGCATTACACCGTGAGCGCATCGGCCTTGCGTGATGCGGCACCCGCACGCCTCGCAGTAGGTGCTGTTTCCGTCGTGCTCGTTGGCGGCCGTGGTGCTGGTCTGGCGGGCGCGTTTGGCTTTAACTTCGCCGAGGGTGGCCGGCGTCCAGTAAAGGTCCAGTTCCGCGCCACAACGGATAATTTCAGCAATGGAGAGGTATCCCATCTCGCCGCCGTCGTGGAAGAGGTCGGCAAGCCCGAACGCCTGGTGTTGGCCTTCGCCGTCGTGGTTGATGTCCTTCTCGGTGATGAACCAGTCCGCCCCGCTGGTGAAGTAGTGCAGGTGGACGATTGCGGCGTCGCCTTTGCCGTCTTGCTCGTAGGTCTTGGGCATGACGTTGATGCGGTGGGTGAGGTCGGCAAGCATCTGCGCGAAGTGCTTGCGCTCCTCGCCGCGCAGCGCGGCCTTGATGGCCTGGCGCTGGCTGTTGCCGATGAACGTGGTGAGGGTGTCGAGGGTGGTTGCGATTTGCGTTTGCATTGTCTGGCCTTTCAATTTCCCGGTCCCGCCGGGTCGGTGTCGGAATAGTTCCAACACGAAGAACATCGCAGGGGTGCGATGGATTGTCAAACAATCAAACGGAGAACACGCACGAAAGGCAATGAAATCAGGGCAACGGAGGCAAAGATTTATTTTGAGCGAGGACTATCGGGAAGGCGGACAGGTGGCTTTTCGTTCAAGCTGTCGGGCTCGGGCTGGGGAACTGGAAGGCAGCGAAGCCCTTCGGCCTGGTCACGCGCACAAAGCTGTTGCCGTTTGCCTCTCGGCTTGCAGTTGCTCGGGCGTGGTGGGGTCTTTTGGTTGGGTCACTGCGGGAATCTCGGGATCGTCGCTGTTGGCGCGCACGTATTCGGTGAGCACGTGCAGGGCCAGATTGCTCATGGTGCGCTGCTCGCGGCGCGCAAGTGCGGCCAGCGATTTCTTCAGCTTGGTGTCGCAGCGAATTCTGAGCGTGTCGAGCGTCGTCATGCCGACAATGTGGCACAACTTTCCCGGATAGCAAAAGGATTCCAAAAGAGACTTGACGAATGCTCTCTTGTAGCTATCGTGTGGCACAACACAGTGCACTTATGGCAAGAAAGAGATTGATCGAAACACTTAGGGTCCGGGCACCTCGGGGACTGCGGACAGAGTTGCAGCGCATTGCAGACCGGCGGTTTCTTTCGGTCTCAGACATCACGCGGGAAGCCTTGCGCGACTACGTGGCAAAGCAGCCGATGGAAAAGAAGGCCGAGGTGCCGGCGTGATTCCGGCCGAGGTCATGGCGGCGTTGGCGGTCCACCCGGACGCGCGGCGGCCGGTGTCCGAGCCGGACCCGGGCCGGGCCGGTGGGCTCCAGCATGTGGAGTGCTACCCGTCGGGCTTGGTCGTGGTGCTCTACCACTGGGGCCGCCGCACTTTTCGCGGGCAGGATGAGCTGATGGGGTGGTTGCGTGGGGAGATTCCGAGGAGCTGGCAAGAATGAACGCGCGCGCACCTCACGAACACGAAAATGACCCCGGTTTGGTCGGGCTCATTTTCGCTGCGGCTGCGGCCGGCTGTGGCGTGCGGCGGTGTGCGTGGTGCGGTGGCTGGCTGGGGTTGGCCTTGGAGCTGCCAGAGGGCGCGGTCACTCATGGGATTTGTGCGCGGTGCGAGGCGCAGTTTTCGCCCGCGCCGCAGGTGGAGGAACTCAAACCGGAGGTGTGCAATGCATGAGATTCTGGATGTGGTGGCGTTGCTGGTCACAGGTGCCGCGCTGGGTGGCGCGGCGGTGTCGGTGGCGTGGTGGTGGGATACGGTCGGCCGTGGCCGGGCTTTTCGCCGTTGGCTGGGCCGGCACGGTGATTTCGACGCGACGGTGCCCAGTGGCAGCGCGGCGTTTTTGGCTGAGGCACACCGGCGTCGGCAGGATGAACGCGCGGCCAGGCTGAAGGAGGCGGCGCGATGAAGCTGCTCCGGCTGCCTGAGCCCAGCATCAAGGTGGGCGAGCTGGCCCGCGTGTGGGGCTGCTCCAGCCGCTGGTTGCGCGACCTCATCGCCCAGGGCGAGCTTGAGGCGGTGCGGCTGGGTCGTGATTGGGTAGTGCCGCTGGCCTCGGCGAACCGCTTTTTTGAGGCGCGGAGGGTGAACAAGTGACCGAGGCCGAAGACATGGAGCAGCAGCCGGCTTTGCCCGTCATCCTGGACGAAGCCGAGGCGCGTATTTCTTCCGTGCTGGCCACCACGGCGGCGTTTTCGGGTGCATTTACCGAACGAGACCAGAGTTTGGTGGATGCCATCCTCTCATCGTTCGTGGCCGGCGCGACGCAGCGGCAAATAGCCGAGCGGTTCAAGGTGAGCCGCAACACCATCGCGCAGCTCGTGCGCAGGGCTGAAGCTGACGGCAGACTAGAGCCATACAAAGCAAGGCTGTCTGCTCGGCTGGGGCGAGCGGTCGAGGCCGGCATCGAGCACTGGACCGAGGCCGTTGAGGCCGGGAAGGTGTCGGCCAGCCAGATACCGATTGCGGTCGGCATCTTCACGGACAAAAAGCTTCTCCTCGATGGCGAGGCGACTTCGCGCGTGGAGCATGTGCAGGTGGTTACACCGGAGCAGCTCCTGGAGGAGATGAAGAAGGCCAGCATCACAATCGCTTGATTATGCAACACACGATTTCGGCACGATTCCCAAGCAAAAAGGCACTTCCGGCGCGGCGTGGTGGTGGTTTGGTGCGCCTTGGCCGGCGTGCCCTCGGCCTGGGCGCGGCTGGTCTGGCGGTGGTGCGGGCGCTGGTAGTGGCCGGCGGCGACGGGCTGGCGGCAGGCGCGGCGCGGTCGGGAGCGGCCGACAAGGGGGAGGGGGGGGGGTCGCGGTCGCGCCGGGGGGGTCGAGACACGATGGGTTCGGCAGAGAGAATTTCTCACTAAAGGAACTGCGATGGATTCACCTCACACACTTTTGGACGGCAGCGCGGCGTCGGAACCGTGTAACCCTGCCAACACCCAGCCTGGCATGGCTGCTGCCGTCCAGTTTCCCTTCTTCGAAGATGACCTCGCCCATCAACTCGGCTTCCCCGAGGATAAAATCCGCGCCGCCCGCAAGCAGTTGGTGCAGGGCGAGCACTTCATCCGCGAAAACCGGCGCTTCCGCTGGTCCGAGGCGGGCTTAAAATCCGCGCTCGGCATTCTCAGGTGGCCCGAGGTAACGCCGGAAGTGAAAAACCCGGCCGACACCGCACCCGCTGGAAAAACCGCGCCCAGCGGCCCGCCAGCCCCGGCAAAGTTCACCATCACGAACATGAACTTCCCCAACCAGCGCTTGCTGCTGTGCAAGGACGCGGCGGGTGCGGGCGCGAAGGTCTGGATTCATCCCGAGTGGCGGCCGCTGTTCCGCGTCGGGATGGTCATTGAAGCCACGCAAGGGAGCAGCGGGGACTGGCGCACCCGAAAACCGCGCGCGATGGGCCACTTCTAAAGCCATGAACCCTCCCGTTGTTTCCCCCACCACGCCTGAGCCATCGGCCGGCCAGCCGGAGGCGAAGCGAATCTGCCCCTCGCAGACGTTGGCCTACCGTGCCGCCTACCGTGCCGCCCGCGACAAACGCGAACGGGCCAACGGCGGCTTCAAGGCGCATGGCTACCTGCTGGACCGCATTGCCATCCGCTCGCAAGTCGAGGTGGCCAGAATTCTAGGTGTCTCCCGCGAAGCGGTGCGCCAGACGGAAAACCGCGCCCTCTCCAAGCTGCGCCTCGCGCTGCTGGGCCTCTACCGTGAACTCAGTCACTGACCAATCTGTATGGCAAAGAATCCGCCTCGCCGGGCTGAACCGGCTCGTCAACGCCCCCCTGCCCCTGCGCTGGCGCTGGGAAACCGTCGTCCAGGACGGACGCAAAAAGCTGCTGCTGCGCACGCCCCGGGGCGTCCGGTGGCAGTTCCGTCTGCAACGCGGCGCGTGGGTGCGACGCTTACCGCCAACCGCCGCAGGTCCATTGTAAAGCCGCTGCAGACGTTTCGGGGCGACTTTGGCGACATCAATGTCGTCGCCTCCTCATACATTGGACCGAGTGACATTACGGTGGCAGTTTCGCCTGCAACGCGGCGCGTGGGTGCGGCGCTTGCCCCCGCCCGCCGCGTCGTCCTAGCAGTCCGCTTGCGCTGGCTGGCCGACCAAATGCGCAGGATTGGCGAAGAGATGAGCTACTACGGCGGTTTCAGCAAACTAGCGGTGCATGGCCGTGAGCTTGTGGCCGCCTCGAAGATGCCTATTAACTGGGCGGCTCATCTGGAGGAGCGCAAGTGAGCACCCCCGTGAAAAACGGCGCGGTGAGCCTGGCCAAGGCGCTCATGGATCACGAGGTTTGGCATCTGGAGCCCTTCAGCCGGGGGCAGGCGTGGGTGGACCTGATTCTGGCCGCCAACGACAGCAACCGCACCTTCCTGTCCCAAGGCCGCACGGTGGAAGTCTTCCGGGGCCAGACCGGCTACAGCCTCAAGAGCCTCGCCCGGCGTTGGAAGTGGAGCGATGAAAAGGTGTCCGGCTTCATGCTCTGGCTGGAGCGCGCGGGCATGATTTCACGGAAGTCTTCCGGCGTTACCACCGTGATCACCATCATCAACTACGACACCTACAACAACGACCTAGCGGCTACTGAAACGGCTACTGAAACGGACACCGCACCGGCTACTGAAACGGCTACTGACCCCTCTGCGAAAAGACCGGCTACTGAAACGGCTGCTGAAACGGCTACTGACCACCCCGGAAAACAAGGGGTTTCGGCCAAGAATGGGAAGCCGACCGCACGGCTGACCGGCCAACTACCGGAACAGAAGGTGGAAGGTAGAAGATTGGAAGGGGAACACACACCGCGAGGCCCCTTCGGCCTGACGCCTGATTGGAGCGAGGTTCAAGCGTTCATAGCGGATACTGATGTCACGTCCGAATTTGCCCAGGACTGGTATGGTCGCAAGCTCAACAGCCTCACCCACGGCTTCGAGACGCTCCGCGACTGGCGGTTCGACCTCCTCACCTACTGGCGTCGGTCGGGTGCCGAAAAAAAACCCGCCGCGAATGGCGCGGCCAATGGCACTACCTTCGCCCGGGCCAAATCCCTCGGGGCGGAAATCATGGACGCGGAAAAAACCCGGCAGCGGCTCGTCGCCCAGATGAGCGAGCACCCGTGCAACGAGCTGTCCGCCAGCTACGACCCCGACAGCGAGGAGCATCCCGCGTGGCAAGCCCTGCAAACCAACCTGCGGGCGGTGGAAGCCATCCTGCGCAGCATTCCCAAGGACGCGCCGGAGGACTGGCAGCGTCGCCTGCGCAAGGAAGCCTTTGCGCGCTTGCTGGCTCAGCACCCCGGCAACCCGGAGAGCACGGCCTACGACGAGGAGTTCTGCACGCCAGAGCGCCACGCCGAGTTCCTTTCCCTGCGCAAAGAAGCCGCTTGAAACCATCCCTGCCATGAAACGCCAAGGCTACCATTCCCCTGCCCCTGCGATTGACAGCGCCGTGGACTATTCCCCGTCGCACTTCAACCGCGCCGTGGGCGTCAGCAACAAACTGCGCGGCAAGTTCAACGAGCGCACCAACCGCACGGCCAACCTGCGCGGCTACCGCGCCCGCAAGGCCAAGCTGCTCTGGCTCAAGCTCCGGGCGGGCGAGCTGGACCCGCAAACCGCTGCCGCCGTGGCGCGCGACCACGCGCAAGCCTTCGCGCGCTTCGACAAAGCCGCCGCAAGGAAGGAGGCCGCGTGACCGACACCGACCAACTTCCCCCGCATTCCCTACCCGCCGAGCAGGCCGTGCTGGGCGCGTGTCTCTCGGACCCGGCGCAAGCGGTGCCCGAGGTGCTCACGGTGCTCGCCTCCCGTGCGCAGGCCAAGCTCGCCTTCTACGACCTTCGCCATGCCCTGCTCTTCGGCGTCTTGGTGGAGATGCACGACGGCGGCAAGCCCATGGACATCATCACCATCAAGCAGCGCCTGCTGGACGTGGGCCAGCTCGAAGCCGTGGGCGGATTGAACTACCTCACGTCCCTCATGGACAGCGTGCCCGGCGCGGCGCTGGTGACGCAATACGCCGAGGCCGTGGCCGCGAAGTGGAAGCTGCGCAAGATGCAGTCCAGCCTGGTCGAAGGCTTGCAGCGCATCCGCTCCGGCGAGGCGGACACCACGGCGGAAGGGGTGCTCGAAGAAATCAGCGCCAACGTGATGGACGTGGTGAGCGATGCCGAGAGCGCCGGCCGGGGCACGGTGCTGATGGGCGATTACTTCGAGGCCATCCAGACCCGAATGGAGACCTTCGTGCAGGGGCGCAAGGTCATGCAGGGCTTGAGCACGGGCTTCAACTATTTGGACAACATGCTCTGCGGGCTCAAGGGCGGCGAATACATCGTCATTGCCGCGCGCCCTGGGCAGGGCAAGACCAGCATCATCCTCCAGATGGCCGAGCACATTTCCCTCAAGCACGAACAGCCCGTGGGCATCTTCAGCATGGAGATGACCGGCGAGGCGCTGGCGGAGCGCGTGTGGTTCAGCTTCAGCGGGGCTAACTTCCAGCACTACCGGAACGGCTTTATGGAGACCCGCGACGTGCCCCGGCTGCTCGCTGCCGCGCTCAAGCTGCGCCGCGCCCCCATCTACATAAACGACCAGTGTGCCATGAACATCCAGCGCCTGTCCGTGGAGGCGCGCAAGATGAAGCGCAAGCACGGCATCGCCGCGCTCTTTGTGGACTACCTCCAGCTCATGCCCGCCACGCCCGGCCGCGAGAACGACATGCGGGCGCGCGAGCTGGCGGACATCAGCATGGGCCTCAAGCGCCTGAGCAAGGAGCTGAACCTGCCCGTGGTGGTGCTCGCGCAGATGAATCGCAACATTGAGCAGGAGGACAATAAGAACCGCAAGCCGGTGCTGAGTGACTTGAAGGACTGCGGCCAGATTGAGCAGGACGCGGACGTGGTGGGCTTTCTCTACGCGGCCAACATGAAGGAGTCGCAGCGCGAGTGGGAAGACACGGGCGAGCGTCCAGCGGCGTTTGGTTTCCTTGGCCAGTTCGAGCTGCCGGAGCTGGAGGTGGAGGCGATGCGCAAGCAGAAGTTGGTGCCGGAGTGGACGCCACTCAACTGGAAAAAGCACCTGCGCCGCATCAACCTGCTCATTGCCAAGCAGCGCAACGGCCCCACGGGTGACTGCGCGCTGGTCTATGAAAGCGCCCGGATGCGCTTCCTGGACGCGCACCGGCCCGAACGCGCGGAGGAAATGCTGGATGCGGCCGCCGCACCCCGCCACTCGGCCGCCGACATGCCCACAGAGCGGGAGATGGGTTTGTGACACCCAAAACTATGAACACGCAAACCGAAACCGCCCTGCCTGTTGGCAGCAGCGCCTTGCTGGGCCTTGCTCGTATGTCGAAACACTGGCCCGCTACGTATCGAGACCGAATCCCTGTAAAGGTGCGAATGGCGCAAGACCTTGGCCCGGATATGTGGGCAATCCTCGGACGCGGCACGCCGAGAATCTGGGTGGAAAAGGACGCGGAACTGCCGGTGGTCTGCAACCAACACGGCGCAATCTCCGTGGTGACTCCATACGGCAACCTCGGCGTCAAGCCGCTGGAGTGCGACATCATCGAGTGGCGTGAACCGAACGAATCGGAAAGGCCCAACGCTGCGGGTGAGCTACGGCCACCGCAGAACAACCCCAAGTGAACGATATGCCGAAAGCTAAACGCAAAACTGAGAGCGCGGTGGACGTTAGCTCCAACCGCTTGTTGGGCCTTTTAGCGGACA